TACGAGAATAGGGAAAATTACTCTATTTATGACCAGGCGTATGAGTTAAGTTCGGATGCTAAAAGACAAGCGCAACCATATTGCAGGAATACTATATTTGGTATATAATGAGAGCAGGAGACTTAAGAAATCAAATTCAAATCTTTAACCTAACGGTAAGTCCCGATGGTGCAGGAGGTACTACACCTACTTACACTTTAGCGCAAACTTTATGGGCAAAGATAGTTGCTAAAAATGGTAGTAGAGATTTTGAAGATTCAAGAATATCTTTGGACCAGGTCTATGAAATGACTATTAGATACGATGATTATCCTGAGTTTAGCCAATTAGATAAGATTGTTTTTAACAATGGTCTTTATGTGGTACAAAGTTTTTCAACAATAGAAGAGCGTAAAAAAACTATTATTATTTACTGTACTTTAGATAGACAAGTTAGTGGTAATGACTTTATAATGGCTGAAAACGGTCTAACTTATATGGTAACTGAATAATGGAAATTAAAGGAACTTCAAGGGTTTTAAAGAAATTTCAAAGTATTTCAAAAAGAGTAGACTTGGAAGTTAAATCTTCTATCCAAAGAAATAGCGAACAGATGCTTGATGAAGCAAGAAAGAATGTGCCTATTGATACAGGAGCATTGCAAAGAAGTGGGGATAAAGATACAAGCAACCCTTACATAGGTAAAGTATTTTTTGGCGGTCCAGAAGCACCTTACGCTCCATATGTAGAGTTTGGTACAGGAGAAGGATTTTCTACCGACCCAAGTTTTTATAATTTTGCTTCTCAATTTCAAAAAGGACCAGGAAGAAATCAACAAGCACAACCATATTTAATACCAGCTTTTATTCTTTATAAGAAAATCTTTTTAAGAGATATGAGAAAAATTGCTAAGAATATTAGTAAATAAATCGTAAATTTGTGGAATGAAAGATGTTGGGCAACTAATAAGGACAAAGGTATATGACAGGTTATTCGGAGTTTTAGAATATAATGGCGATACGATACCAGTGTATGATTCAGCAGGAGTTCCTGCCAATGCAATACAACCTTATGTTTTACTTTCAACTTTTAACGCTACGGAGTTATTAGAAGGCAGTAAACAAAGTTACGGACAAGAGATAAGCCTTTTAATAGAGGTTTGTATGAAGTTTGATAATAGTTTTGGTGGTAAAATAATTTGCGATAATATCTCAAATCAAATAACCGAACTAATAAGAACAAGACAAGCAGGTTACTTAGATTTAAGTCCTAATTGGTACATTATACGAACATTATTAGAAAGCACAAATAGTTTAGAACAACCAATTAGTACGGGAGTTTTAACAAGAAGATTTATTAGGTTTACATTTAAAATTCAACAACAATGAGCGTATTAAACGGTTCGGATATATTAATTTACGATGCTGATACTACATTCCCTTTGATGTGTCAAAGAGGTGTTACAGTAACGATGAGCGATGCAATGATAGATGCTACTTGTAAGCAATCAGGTGGCTATATCGCTAACTTAGCAGGTTTAAGAGATTTCTCAATAACTGCTGATGCTTTAGTTGATTGGACAGAGGGTGCAACTGATTTAGGTATTAGCACTTTAATTGCTGCTTACGAAGCAAGAACTCCTGTTAATATTGCAATTGCAAACTCGGTAACTTCTACTGCTTATTATATAGGTTTAGCTTATGTAGAAAGTGTTGAAATAAATGCACCAATGGAAGATGTGGTATCTTATACTGCTACCTTTACAGGAACTTATACAATAACAGATTAATTAACTTTTAAAAAACAATAATATGGCAATTTACAACGGTACTCTACAATTGATTAACATCGGTGGCGAGGCATTAACTCAATTAACAAGCTGCACAATGTCAATGAATGCAGACTTATTCGAAACTACTACTAAATTTAGTTATGGTTGGAAAGAAGTACAAGCAGGATTAAAAGATGTTACTTATTCAGCAGAAGGTCTTGCAGATTTTTCGGATGCAGGTAAGTACGATTTAACTCAACTATTTAACGCTTACACAGGTAGAACTTTGTTAGCAGTTACCTTTACTGGTGGTGGTGTTACATTTACTCAAAGTGCTTATATTTCTTCTTTAGAAGTTTCTGCACCAATGGAAGATGTAGCTACTTATTCTTTAGAATTAACAGGTACAGGCGAACTATCTATCTAATACCAAACAAACACAACTATGACAGGAATAATAGAAGTTACTCTCAATGGAGAAGTAAAGCAATTGAAGTTTGGTAATTACTCTTTAGAGCAATATACTAAGGTTACAGGTGCTGATATAGGTACGGTCAAAGAAATCACAGAAGATTATACTCAACTTGATATGATAGCTGATATAGTTTACTGTGGTTTGTTTGGTTCATACCGAGCAAATAAAAAGGTAGTAGATTTTACCGTTGAAGATGTTCAATCTTGGGTAGATAGTATTAACTATGTAGACCAATTAAAAGTCATTAGAGAATTTATGGCTTGTATAGTAGTAATGACCGAGCAAATGGTTGATGCTATGAAAGCAATGAGTGCTGAAGATTCTAATGGCGAAAAAAAAAAATAACTTGGGAGAACCTATTAGATAACGCAGTTATTAATTTAGGTTTAAAACCGAGTGAATTTTGGTATATGACTTTTATGGATTATATGCGATATGTTATCCATATTTCTACAAAGGAAGCTAATGAGTGGGATAGAACAAGGGTGTTAATGAGTTATATTCTAAACACACAAGTAGAGAAGAAAAACCAAAAGAAACCAAGAGAAATTATCCCTTTGTGGACTGACAAATATAGGATTCTTCAAAAGAAACCAGCGAAACTACCAACTAAAGAAGAGAAGGAAGAATTACTTAAAATGGTAAACAATGGCAACTAATGAAGAAATAGTAGTCCAACTACGAGCAGAGATACAAGGGTTTAAAACACAATTACAACAGGCAACTGATGCGATTGCTAAATTCACTAAAGATAGTTCCGATAATTTAAAGCAATCAATAAACCCTATGTCAGCAATGATGGGAGGGATTCAAAATCTTATTGGTGGTTATTTAGGACTTCAAGCAGCAGTTAGATTAGTTGGTAAATCTTTTGATGCTTCATTAAAATTAGATGCTTTTAACGCTGCGATGACCAATGTACTTGGTACTACCGAAGCAGCAGAAGACCAATTCAAAAAACTTGCGGTATTAGCTGATAAATTAGGATTAGACTTATTAGGTTTAACCGATTCTTATAAATCTTTTGCAGGTGCTACCATTACTGCTGGATTATCTCAAGCACAAACAAACGCTATCTTTAATGCTTTTTCTACTGCTGGTGCAGCAATGAAATTAAGTACCGATGACATTAATGGTGCATTAAGAGCGGTTGGTCAAATGTTCTCAAAAGGTACGGTAAGTGCTGAAGAATTAAGAGGTCAATTAGGAGAAAGGTTACCAGGTGCTTTTGCTATTGCTGCTAAATCTATGGGTTATAATACTCAAGAATTAGGCAAATTAATGGCTCAAGGTAAGATAATGGCTACTGATTTAGTTCCTAAAATGGCTGCTGCATTAGAAACAATGTATGCAAGTGACCCTAATGCTAAAACAGACAATTTACAGGCTTCTTTAAATAGGTTAAATAATACTTTTACTCTTGCAGTTAAGGAAGGTAATGTAGGTAAATTCTTTAAAATGTTTGTGGATGGTGCTAATCAAGCACTTAAGGTACTTGAAAGTAAATCCTTTCAAGAGTTTGCAGTTAAATTTGGAGCAGGTTTACAAACAATAAATCCATTATTATTACAATCTACTAACGATATTTACGATTTAGTAAAGGCTTTAAATACTTTAGGAGATTCTAAACAATTAGCTGCTGGTACTTTTAAATTTACTTTTACTGCTACTGAATTAAATAAATCTTATAGCCAACAAATTGACTTGGTTAAAAAGTTAGCTAAAGAAATGCAAAATACTGCGGTATTTGGTAAACTAAGCACTAACGAACAAGCTAAAAAAGTATTTCAATTAGAAAAAGAAAGACAATTAATGACCGAATTAGGTCTTATTAATAAAAATAAAAAATCAGTACCTTTAGATTTAAACACTATTGGTGGTCTTACTGAAAAAATCAAACAATTAAAAGAAGATTCTCTATCATTAAAAGACAAGCAATTAATTGCAAAGCAAACTGAAATTGAAAAAACCACTAAAGAATTAAAAGATTTAGAGTTTTATGCTAAAAATATAAGTGGAGATTCATTAGCAGGATTAGATTATCGTATTGCAGAATTAAATGCAGAGGCTGCTGAATTACCTATTACAAGTTCAAGATTAGCAAGTATAGGTGTAGAATTAGCTAAATTAGCAGGTAAAAAAGATGCTTTAAATCAAGCCTTAACACCGCCTCCAGTAGGTATATATAATCAATTACAATTAGAACTTGCTAAATTAGAAGATTGGCAAAAAAGGGCAACTAATAAAAAAGATTGGAATGCTTTACAAGATGCTATTAATGCAACTAATAAAGAACTTAAAGATTTAACTAAAATACCTTTAGTTGGTGCATTTAATATATTAGAAGGTAAACTTTCTGACTTACAAGAAGCACAAAAGAAAGCTACTGATAAAGCTGGATGGGATGCATTACAAACACAAATTAAAGCAGTAGAATTAGAAATTCAAAACCTTACCACAACTACTGTTACCAACGCTGAAGCATTTAAGTCTATTTGGCAAAACGCTTTTTTAGGCTTTGTACAAGGAACGCAAGGTGCTTTTGAACAAGCATTATGGTCCGGTAAAAACTTTACTCAAAACTTTAAAGAAGCATTCTTACAAATGATTAAGGCAATGATAGCTAAATTAGCTGCTGCACTTGTTATGGCTTTACTACTTTCGGTTGTATTAGGTGGCTTAGGGTTAGGCTCTATCGGTGCAGGTGCAAAAATTTTAGGAATGACTGGTGTTACTAATTTTGGTACTTTATTAGGTTCTACCTTGGGTTCTAATATGGGTGGTAAAGTAGCTATGCCTTCGGGAAGTGTTTCTAACTCAGGACAAGTAGCATTTGAGATTCAAGGCGATAAATTAGTAGGAGTGTTACAAAATTACAACGGAAGACTAAACAGACTGGTATAATGGTTTATAATTATAAATACAAATTAGAGTGGGTAGGATTAAAGAACGCTAATTCAAGTGAATATTACTATCGTTTAGAGTTCTACAAGAAAGAGGCTGACCCTTTTACTTACGAGCCTTATCCTTTAACTGCTTCTAATAAACCTTTTACTTTAAATTATAAGAGTAAGTCGGATTATGTATTTGAGCCTTTTAGAGCTTCTTCTGCCGAAATAAACTTATTCTTTAATACGGATTCTGTTGTTCAGCCTGAAGACTTTTATTCCGATACCGATAATACTTCTTGGAAAGTAATTTTAAAATTAATTGAGGGTGCTACCGAAACTGATTTATGGAGTGGCTATGTTTTAAACTCCGATATTCAATATGATTGGCAAGACCAATATTATCTTCGCTTAACTGCTTCCGATTTTTTAGGTGTTTTAAAAGAGTATAAATATTCGGATATTGAAGTATTTTCTTTGCCTCAAACTTATAACTTTTACGATGGTATTTCTATTAAAGATTTTGTTGTAAAGTGTTTAAGTCTTATTAAATTAGACAATGATGTAAAGTTTGCATTTCAATTCTTTGAATTTACAGACCCTTCTAATGATTTTAGGGAAAAAAATGAAACTTCAATGTTTCTAAATGAATATGCTGCTATTGATTGGGCAAATAAATACCCTTACGATATTGAAAAATTATTAGGCAATTTAATGACTTCATTAGGTTGTATTCTTTATTTAGATAATAGAGATAACGCTTGGACTATACTTTCAATTAATGAAGTAGGTACAAACACAGATAATACAGTTCCTTATAGAAAATACAATTCAGTAGGTACTTTTATAGATGATGGTTTTTACGATATTAGAAATCAAATTGCAAGAGGTACGGATGTAATATTTAGTGATAAAAACCAAGTAGTTAATTTAAGACCAAGATTAGATGAAGTACATATGATGTACGATTATAAGCCTAAAAACTTATTACCTAATTATGGATTCTTTCAAGGTAATCCAGGTACTGTACCTTTAGATTGGGAATTAGCACCAACAGTTACAAGCACAGATTATTATGTAGAAGAAAATAAGCCTAACCCTTACGATAAAAAGAATTTAGGTTCTATCTCTACGGATGAAATACAAGCTGGATTAGTATGGGATAAATACATAGGAATAACCGTTGAAATGGATAGGTTTGATGCTTGTATGCCTTTTACTGATGCTACTTTTGACCCTACACCACCAAGATATTTTAAAGATAAATTAACTTTTAATGTAAAGTTTGACTATCAAATTAATAAGCCAAGCAATATTCCTGAATATGGTTTTAATAGTTCTCTTTATGTTTATAGACCTGATTTTGCTGGAGATTATGTAAGTCCTTTTTTTGATGGTCAATGGGTTGCTCAAACTGATAACGATAGAACGAGGTCTTATGCTACAATAGGAAGTGGACCAGCAAGGTTTGCTGCTTGGAGTGGTTTAAATAATGAATGGAAATCGTTTCAATTAGTAACACAAAGTACATTTAATACAGGTGTAATTTCTACTGGGCAACCTGATAACTGGTTTTATCGTTTTACTAAATTAGAATTTTGGTTAAGAACTTTACACTTACCAATAGGCACAGATAAAACTGATATTGATTGGAAAGTAGATAATATGCAAGTGCAAGTTGTACCTGTGCAAAATGCTAACCTTGAAAAATATGGTTACGCTGCTTTACAAAATATAGATAATAATTCAACTCAATTACCTTACCAAAGAAAAACAAAGAAGATTGAAAGTATGTTTAATGGTGGATTTTCGGATTTAAACTCGGCTATCTATTATGAAGATGTAATATTTACTAAAGTAATTAGAGATAAAACACCATATTTAGGAGAAAACTCTATTTGTAGTTCAAACTCTTGGTTAAGACCCTGGCAATATGTAATAGGAGAAGGAGCAAACCTTAACTATTTACAATCTTTAGTTTCTGCTTCTATTCTTTCTTTTTATAGAGCACCTGCAAGAACTTTCACAGGTAATGTTTATGCTGAACAAGCACCAGCAATGGGAGTTAATCCTTATGCGTTTCCTGTTTATACAGGCATAGAAGGTATTTTAGATAAGAGTTATATTCAAAATAGAATAGGTATATTTTTAACTGAAGTAACTGCCGATGGTGGTGTTTATGAATCAGTTGATTGTTTAACTGCAAGATTAGAAAACATTATACAAAAGAGTGCTTATTTCTTTATGACTGAAGCCTCTTTCGATTACTTTAACAACAAAACCAACGGCAAACTTGAAGAAGATTTAACAAGTAAAAATGAAGATTTCACAATTGGGTTAGCACCATTTAAGTTTAGCAATAGTCCTATTTTAGGCGCACCAGGAAGTAGTGAAAGTAATACAACAACAACAGTAGAAGAACCTGCATAATGAATGAGTTAAAAGAAATAAATGACCAGCTTAAGGCTTTGTCTATAAATGTGGAAATGATTAGCCAAGCCATTACAGGCTCAAAGCTAAATAGGAATGGTATCTTACAAAGATTAGAATTAATTGAAGAGACTTTAGAAGATACCGAAAAAAGTGTTCAAGAGGTCCGAGATTATAACACCGGTATTAATTGGGCAGTAAGAATTGGTGCTTTTATATTAACGATAACA